GTTACGATAACCACGACTCTGCAAGTAAAAGATAGCCGCTACCGGGAAATCGAGGGACTGGAAATAGATAACCCGTCCTATGAAGACCTAGTTGCAGCACTGGGGGTCTAAGATGATATTTATTAAATGCGACCGCTGCGGATACACGGAAGAATCTTCTGCGCTAAGACAAATAGATTCTGTCGATGATTACCCAGATGGGTGGGACACGGTTCTTCGGGACGAGGACGGAGACATAGACCTTTGTCCCGAATGTTCTAAGCTATTCTATGCCGGTCGCGCAGAACTAGACCGGAAATCAAGAGAATGGACAAAATCTTTTTTGAAAAGTAGTGAAAGAAAGGAATAAAATGAAAGAAATCGGACGTGAATTTTTATTGCCCAATTGTCGAGTTCGCGCCGCCAAAGGCAGCGGCTCGGGAACGGTGCTTTATAGCGCCTCTCCTAACGGAAAGGGAATCTGCTCGACCTACGTATTAACTAACCATCATGTAGTTGCCGACTCAATCAAACTGGAAAAGAAATGGTCGCCTCTGCTAAAACGTAAGGTTGACAAGGACGTGTTTTCAACCGTCCAGGTGGATTTCTTTAAGTACCAATATGCCTCCCGCGCCATCGGTGCTACCGAAATCGAAGCAGACATTGTAACCTACGATGTTGAGGAAGACCTGGCGCTGCTTAAAGTACGCGACGAGGAGCAGGCTCCAGCGGTTGCTCGAATGTTTCCGCGAGATAAAGTTTTAGACCTGAGATTAGGTCTGCCCTTAGTGACCATCGGGGCGGGCATGGGCGAGGCTCCCGTTATAACCACCGGGGTATTGTCTCAGTTTGGTCGTGAGATTGACAACCGCGAATACTGGTTATCGACAGCCCCAACAATCTTCGGCAATTCTGGTGGGGCAGTTTACCTGGCAGACACCCAGGAGTTTCTTGGTGTCCCGGCGAGGGTTGCTGTAATTCAGGGATTCTTTGGTTCAAACCCGATTACCCACCTGAGCTACTTTATCCCGATAAGCCGAATATATAAGTTCCTGGAAGACCAGTTGTTCCGGTTTATTTACGACCCAGCATTTTCCGAGGACGGCGAGGCGGCGCTGCGCGAGTCCAAGCGTAAAGAAGAAGAACGCAAGATGGCGAAAAGCGGAGGTTTGCCGGACGACCCCGAAGAACCCGAAGAAGAAGAACCAGAGGAAGAATAATATGCCAGACGTAACTAAATATATTCAGTTCTGCCCGGTTTGTGTAACTCCGATGGTTCGGGAGGGCGTGGATAAGTGGCGCTGCCCAGACTGTAAAGTCGTGTGGCAGATAACACCCCACGTCATTGAAAAAGACAGCCCATTGACCAAAGAGGAACCCATCAAGCAAGGTGCAAAGGTACAAAACTTTTTCCCGATGAAAGGACAATAAATGAATATTCCAGCAGCAATAGATTTAATGCAGGGGAGAAAAAGCCTTAGAACTCCAGAGATTCGCGTGTGGTGCCACCCCCATCGCATCGACAAAAGTGGAGACGACTATTACCTGCGATTCTCGACCTTTAAAGAGGCTGAGGACTTCATCAAAGAACACCCGGAAGCCGAGGACTCGCCGCTGATTGCTTTCCGGGGCTTGGAAATCAACATCTACGACAAGTTTGTTACCACTAAAGAACTTATTAGACAAGCAAATTTAAGGTAATATGGTGGATAAACAACTGGAAGAATTATCCAAACAAATAGCTCTTTGTACTCGATGCCCACTACGGCAGAGTGCGACCCAACCAGTGCCAGGTATCGGTGAGGGCAGGAAATACCTTATCTTAGGGGAGGCTCCCGGGAGTTCCGAGGACAAAGCTGGGATTCCTTTCGTGGGAGCCAGCGGGAGGAGACTCAATCAACTCCTTGAGCTTGCCAAGATTGACACTAAGGACTGCTACATCACCAATGTTTGTAAATGTTTGCCTCCCAGAGTATCGGGAAAGATGCGGGCACCCCGCAAAGCCGAGAGGTTGGCGTGTTACCCGTTCCTTAAAGAAGAACTAAAGATTGTCCGCCCGGAAATAATCATAACCACTGGGTCGACCCCGCTTAGCTTATTCTCGCCCTATGGAATCTCCCAAATGCACGGCACACTCTTTGACTACGAGCTTAATCTCGATGGTGAAAAAATCCCGGTAATCGTATGGGCAAATTACCATCCTGCCGCGGCACTCCATCAACCAAGGCTGTGGGCGGTTCTACTTGATGATTGGGAACACCCGCCGGATAGAGTTGACTCAAATTATACCGTAGTCGAGTTTCTCGACTTAACGAGGTTTATAAATGTCTAGATACGAGAAATATGATAAGAAGTATTATGAAAGGAACATAGAGACAAAATAAAGCAGCAACAGAGGAAGTGGTATCAAAATAAGAAAGAACAAAGGATGAGCCTTAAACGTGAAACTTTGACTCATTATGGGAATGGAGAGTGTGCCTGTGTTGTTTGTGGGTTCAATGATGTAAGAGCATTAACACTAGACCATATAAAGGCAATCGGCAGAGACAAGCGTAGGGCTACTGGAGTCTCATTTTATCGGAAGCTACAGCGAGATGCATACCCAGAAGGATACCAGACTCTCTGTGCTAATCACCAGATGATTAAGATGTTCGAGGAGAACGAATGGAAAACAGCAGGAAAAAGTTAATATCCTTAGATACAGAAACAGACCAGAAAGGTGGCATTGGACAGTGGAGTATTGCTTTTCGAGATACAGACGGCAAGCTAAAAGTTGTGTCGGCTTACGGTTCTTGCCACCAAATAGAACTTGAGCGAATCTTTAACAAAGACGTTTATGTAGGATTTCATAACTATAAATATGATGGACGAGAACTCAGGGCAAACAAGATGCCTGTGCCAAAGCCAGAGAATGTGTTAGACACGATGATTATGGCTTATTGCCTTGGGCTTGGACGCCAAAAACCCGAGGATACCGGAGAGTCCGGCGACACTATGGTTGGAGGTCTCGGTCTAAAGTATCTTGCCCGAAGGCATCTGGGGATGCAGATGATTAACTGGGACGAGGTTAAAGTCCACCCGGAACTCCAGGCAGAGTACAACGCCAAGGACTCCGTTGCAACCTACTTGTTGATGGAAAAGTGGGAACCCAAGCTGCCCAAACATTTCTGGGAAATTGATATGCCCCTCTTGGACGTGTTGATGGCAATGGAAGACCGCGGCATTAAGGTTGACCCCGGGTTTATAAAGCGATACGCAGAAGGTCTCGACGGGCATTTGGCAGAAATCAAGGGGGAACTGCCTTTTAATCCCTATGCCAACAAGGAAGTCGCCAAGTATGTTTATGAGACTCTCGGTTATCCGGTGACCCAGAAGACCGAAAAGGGTCAGCCATCGGTTGCCAAGGAAGTTCTGGAGACCATCGACGACCCGATTGTTAAGCGAATCATCGAGTACAAAGAGGTTTATCAGGAACGAAACACCTATATATCAAACTATGTTAATCGTCTCGACCTTGACAATCGGATTCATGCTGAGTTTAAGCAAACCTCTACTTCAACGGGCAGGCTTAGCGCGGCTCGACCAAACCTGCAAAACGTAACCAAAGATAAGAGCGACCGCCCAAGCAAGCTACGCGACTTGTTTATTGCCGACGAGGGCAAGGCGTTAGTTCGGGTGGACTGGAGCCAACTGGAACTTAGGGTATTTGCTGCACTTACCCAAGACGAAAGGATGCTGAAAGCCCTGTTGTCCGGTGAGGACATTCACCAGATAACCGCCGATATGTTAGGCATCAGTCGTGACGACGCCAAGATAAATAACTTCTTGACGTTGTACGGGGGCACCGCCTGGGCAATCAGCCGCGAGTTCCATATCCCGATTGACAAAGCCAAGGCGTTTCAGAAACAGTACTATGAACGCTTCCCCGGCGTTAAAAAGTACATGGATGAACAGAGAGAACGGGCAGAAACCGAGCGTAGGGTTTTTGATTACTACGGACGGGTCTGCCGCCTGGATGGGATGTACGCGGATGATTGGAAGGTTAGAGAGGATGCGGTTAAACTGGCGATTAATATGCCCATTCAGGGCACCGCTGTAGAAGTCGTTAAACAAGCAATGATTGACCTACACTACAAACACCATGCCCCAATGATTCTTCAAGTTCACGACGAACTAGTCTTTGAGGTTCCAGAAAAAGAGGCAACCGAGTATGCTCGTTGGCTTTTGGGATACTTGCCGACCCTGACTACTATTAATGGTATGGTGTTCCCCGTTGAAGCCAGCACCGGCAAGACCTGGCTTGAATCTATGAGGAAAGAAAGGAGAGTCTAATGTCTAAAACAAAAGAGGAGGCTATTGAAATAGGGCGTAAACAGTTCCCCGACGCCGACGGGTTTATACCAGTCCGTACACAGACTGATGATAAATGGATTGCGTTCCCCGCTTACTCGGGGGAAAGGAGTGCCGCTACTAATTGGTCTACTAGCCCAGATTCGGAGCCTCAGTACTGCCGTAAATGCGGAAAGTGCTTACTGATAAAAACTAGGGACGGGGATATAAACGTTGCCGGGATTTCATTGGGCGGCGGCATGATTCCGTCTGGAGACCCGAAGCGAGACCGAGCGACTCGGAGAGGCTTAGAAGCCCAATTCGGGAAATACCCGGTTGACCTTTATACTTTCTGTATTGAATGTTCGCTAAAGGCTATCTTTCAAGACTCGCTGCCGTTCTAAAATAAAATATCTATAAAGGGAGAAGAATGAAGAAAAAGAAAAGCAAAGACCAAGAGTTTATCCGCCGCTGGGACGAGGGGAATCACGCCGATAAAGTCCTCCTCTGTCACGAGTACGGTATAGCTTTTGATACTGGGCTACACTGGCGCTCCGACGACTTAACTCCAACGCCATCCAGGAAAAAGGAGGTGGAGTTGGGCGCTTCCGTTATGAGTATCGAAGAACTATTAGCGACACGACCGTCGGTAAAGTTGGACTTCGTTAC